TCTCTGGGCGCTGTCCATACGCTGCCGGCGTTGGTTGGGGCTCATCGTTTAGCACCGGAAACAGTACGACCGAAAACAATACGACCGTCACCGCCATGATGTGGCGGTTTGGTTATCAGGTGATGAAGCACGTTTGGAAGATTGAAAACCCCAACCCCTTCATGCTGAGCGGGCACATCTGGAGATCGGTGTATAAGGCAATGTACCGTGCGAGAGATGACTTTTCTCGGGTCGGAGCAGACGGCAGAGAAGGAATTGTACACGGATACGTGGGGCGCGACCCGCTGGGACCGCTCTCAAACCAAATCTTGGGGGAGATAGTAGCGCAGCCCCCCGGGCTGGACGAGAATCCCAGCGAGCCAGAGGACTATAGATACCCGCAAGCGCCAATCCCGCCAGAGGACAGCCTCGCCCACGAAGTGGAGTTTGGGATAGACCCTGTTGGCCCGTTCGCGGCTTGGGCGAGGCAAACCGCAGTCATCAAAAACCAGCTGGATGCAGCGCTGGTCTTGTCTGTTTTAATGCCCAATGAAGACGCTGAGTTAATAGCAGAAGTCCGGGCCTTAATGGAGGGGCTTCCGAAACACCGGGGCATGAACGATGCAGGCGACATGGCGCTGCAGGATATTGTTCCTAACGGGTTCCTTCCGGAAGCAACACGGCAACCAGATGCTGCGTACCCCGAGGCCGCTGAGGAACTCTTTGAGGTAGTCCCTCAGTACGACATCAATAACCCACAATTCCCAGAGCAGGTATGGCACGCGCTGCTCTTCAACGACAAGATCAGGGAGCAAGAAATCTTTGCGCCATTTTCGCTGGCCCCCCCGGGGAATGACAGGGAACTGTCAATCATCAACAAGAACATAGCCAAGTCCAGCTCCAACCTGACCGTGCTGGACCGGGTGACGCATTGGATTTCGGTCATGAACGACCTGCGTAACAGCGGCGACATCCTGTGGTCCATCCGGCAGGGGACGCTGGACAGCTCAGCCAGTGTGGAAAAATGGGAGCGCAGGATATTCGGTGACAGGCTGGACGCCTCTTTGTCCCCCCACAAAATGATGCACATGACAAAGAACCTGCCCTCTGTCATGGCGGCAATCGCAAAGGCTGGCATCCCAGCCATGAGCAACGGGGCATTCCAGCCCGTGCCCGGGCGCAAAGGGTTCGTGGAGATTTTCCGCCCCCTGTACGAAGACCCCAGAGGCAATCTGCTGGAGCTGTGGCAAGGGTATGCGGCAGCACGAAGAGCTTCCACGCTGATTGGCCAAGTGAATCCTGATGGTACTGGCAGGGAGAAGCTGTTCACCCCGCAGGAAATACAAGACCTGATGGCGCTGGGAACCAAGTACCCGGTATTCCAGACCGTGTTCAATGAGTGGACAGCGTTCAACAATAACCTGTTGGATTTGGCAGTCAGCCAAGGCGTGCTGACGCAGGCCGAAAAGGACTTGTGGGCACAGTATGACTACGTTCCGTTCTACCGGGCGCTGGATGAGATAGAGGGCGTAGACCAGCGCACCAGCGCCGGGCCCACCAAGGCCGGGGTATCCGGCCAGCACCACGGGATCAAGCGTTTGTGGGGCTCTGAGAAGCGCCTTGGCAACATCGTTGAGAACATGTGGTTCAACACCGCCTCACTGATTGACAAGATTTACAAGAACGAAGCCATGTCACGGGTGGTGGACATGCTGGAAGGCGTGGTTATGAAGCAGGTAAACCTGCCTTGGGAGGCTATTCAAATATCCAACGCGCAGTTGGCTTCAGCCCTGCAAGCAGCCGGGATATTGAGCACCAACGCGCTGGCCCAGATCAAGCAGATGACCCCAGCGCAGAGGCTGCAGTGGTCTACCATCTTCCGCAGGGTCAAGCCAACCGGGCCCAACATCGTGTCGGTAATGCGCAACGGCAAGCTGACTTACTACGAGGTGGATGACCCAGACCTGCTGCGCACCCTGAACGGCATGTCAGCCGAGGGTGTGGGTGCGTTGATGAAGGCCATGGGGCTGTCCAAGAGCCTGCTCACCCGCATGATCACCATTGACCCCGGGTTCATGCTGGCCAACTGGATGCGCGATACCCTGTCCTCATGGGTGACCTCAAGCGCCAACTTCGTCCCGGTGCTGGGTTCCATTGAGGCGGCGGGCGACATCTGGGGTGAGAAAGGAAACTACATCAAGATGATGATGGCCGGGGCTGGCGGCGGGGGCTTTTATGACCTGTCTGGCGGCAACGTGACCAAGGCTCTGGACATCGAGATGGGTGAGGCCAACCTAGCCGTTAAAATATGGCGCGGCTACATGAAGCTGGGTGCCGTGAGTGAGAACTCCAATCGCCTGTCCATCGCCAACAGGGTGCTGGCTAAGGGGGGCACCGCCGCCGAGGCCATGCACCAAGCGCAGGACATCCTGAACTTCACCATGAGCGGGGACTATGCGGCAGTTCGGTTCCTTGTGCGCACCGTGCCATTTATCAACGCCAGAGCACAGGGGGTGTTCAAGCTGGCGCGTGGGGCAAAGGAACACCCGGTTGGATTCCTTGTTAAGGGATCAGCCATCATGCTTGCCACGCTGGCGTTGCTGGCCAAGAACTGGGATGACCCGGATTACGAACAACTGGAAGACTATCAGAAAGATTTGGACTGGAGTTTCTTCGGCAAAGGTATGCGCTACACCCTGCCCAAACCGTTTGAGATTGGCCTGTTTTTCGGCACGATCCCGGAAAGGTTGGTCAGGGCTATGCTGGGCCGGGATGATCTTCCTGTGACCGCTGACGTTCTTGCCCGGGCGTTTGGTTCAACGCTGGCATTCAATCCCATTCCGCAGCTGTTCAAACCCATGTACGAGCTGGGTGCCAACATCAACCTGTTCACTGGCAGCCCAATTGTGAACCAGTCTTTGAGTGGGCTGGAGCCAAAGTATCAGGCGCACCCGTGGACCTCCGAGGCGGCAGTCACTATTGGTGAAGCGATGCCAGATTGGTCTGGTCCGCTACAGAGCCCGGTGCGGATTGAGCACGCCATCCGTGCGTACACCGGCACGGTAGGGATGTACACCCTGTCTTTGGCGGACGCTGCTGTGCGTGCCTTCGATCCTGACGCTCCACCTGATGCCGCCAAGCACTGGTATGAGCACCCGGTGGTCTCCCGCGTGGTGAAGGGCGAGGTGAAAACGTCCTCCCGGAACAAGTACACGGAGAAGTTTTACGAGATGCTGGAGGCGTCCAATAAAGCCAACCAGACACTCAACTTCTTGGAGGGCCGGGCGGACGCTGGTGGCGGCGAAGCCGCGATGAATGAATACATGGAGCTGGAGGGCAAGCGCATACCGGAGATTGACATGCGCGATCAGCTTCTGGATATTCAGAAGCAGCTCAAAGAGCTCAGCACCATGCAAAGGGGGGTGCTTCTGAACAAAGAGATGGACCCCAAGGCCAAGCGCGAGGCTATTGACCAGCTCAACATTGAAAGGAATGCGGTGCTAAACAGCACCGCAGACATAATCAAACAGTGGGACGAGCTGAAGAAGACCGGGTTACAGTGAGCTGACCTGTTCCACGTCAGTCCTTCGGGCCCACACTGGCCGGGAGATGACCTGAATTTGGTCACTGTACCCGGGCCATTCGTTGTTGCTCAGGCAGAAGTTGATGGCCGCCAGCCCCGAGCTGTAGGTATCGCGCCCGGCTTCAATGTCGTCTTCGGACAGCTCATAGAAAGCGGTCAGCTTCGGTGATGCCAGCAGGATGTCCCGCCCGTCAGGCTTCTCCGCAACCGCAAACACGAACCGTTTTGCTGGCAGGCCGCAAGCCCGTATGCCGTCCAGATAAAACGCGGCAGAGGTGTGGTAAGAGAAGTTGGCGATGGCCCGCGAGAAGGCGTTGTAGCTGCCGTCCAGAGCGGTCTTCAGATCGTAAGCCGTCCCGGTGGCTTCATCGTACTGGTCTGCCTTGCACTTGCACAGCAGGCCCGTCACGGGGTCTACCCAGACAAACACCTGCTGGCTTTTGCCATTCTTCAGGATGTCGGCCATGCGCGGGTTGGTGCGGATAGCCCGGGCTGTTCCCATGGCTTCTTCCATGGCGCTGTGGCTGATCACCAGCTTGCCGGTGGCCAGCGCTTCCTGTTCCATGACTGACTTGGTGTGTCGGTCAGCCGTGGTGCGCAGGTTCAGCTCCGGCAGAAGGGTGAACTGGGCGTCCCATTGATCTGGCTCAAAGATCAAACAATCCACCGCCGACCCCATAATGAGGGCCGGGGTGGAAAGGTCGGGCGGCGAATCCAGATAGCTTCTCAGGTGGAACGCTGACTTCTCAATTTTCTTCAGCCACGTAGAGCTTACGGCAGAGCGATCTGCATGATAAGCCGGGTTTGTTACCCCTGAAAATACCCCGGGTTCCGGGATGAATACGTTGGTCATTTGCTGTTACCTCACAGTCAATGTCGTTGATGTTGGTTTCGTTTTTGCGGTACGTTCCATTCCTTTCCCAGTGATCTAGGTCACCGTGGTCAAGGAAAATTCCGGACGCGGTTTTGCCTTCGGCCCTCCGAATTAAAATCAGGTCACCTCCGATGGTGACGTAGATGCGCCCGGCCCGGAGGCGGGGTGCGATCTGGACAATTTTCGCTGTTTCCATACTTCAATACCTCTTGCAAGCGTAGAGACTGCTCGCTCAAAGTCCCTGACAACAACAGCTCTGAGTGACTGCCGTGGGTAGCCAATGTTGTTGGCCAACCCTTGCAACCATTGGTCCCACGTTTCTTTTGGCGCACCGGCTTCTTCCAGCATCTGCACTAACTGCGCAATATGCCCTTGGTCCAGTGTCCGTGCCTCTTCGACAACCTTGTCGTCTTCAAAGCTCAGCGGGTCTGTGCGTTCCGCTGCTTCCAGCATGGCCGTTAACTTCGGGCTTGTTACCCGTGGCCAATTTTTCCATGCCCGCCTCAGGGGGCACTTCTTGAACATCTCGCCCTTGAACGGGCCTTCCCATGTGAAGGGCACCTTGCCACCGTTTTTCTTCTGGGCTGCGTTTTTGCAGGCCATCAGTTCCGCCATGTTCATGATCTGAATACTGCGGCGGTTGGATGAGAACCGGGCTACGCAATAGGCGTGGGTGATGTCACCCCGGTCACCCGTTGCCTCAATGTGCTTGATGTGCGGACCCTCATCATCTGTCCAAGTTTCAAACACGTCATTCTTGTGAACCAGATTCGTTTGAATATCCTCAATGAACCCAGTCCGGTAAGCCATTTGCTCCAGCCCCATGTACGAGGGGGATGCGGTGCACTCACGCCCGTAAGGGATCAGGTATGCCTCCCTGCGGGCCGGGCTCAGCGACAGGCCCATGACACCCAGATCAATCAAGGCACGCCCAACCGAGGTGGGGGTACATGCCTGCAGCTTTTCGTTGTTCTGGATGGCGGTCAGGGCATACGACATCTCCATGCGCCAATCCAGTTCTTCGTTCAGCCGTGTCCGTTCAAACTCTTTGCGCAGCGCTCCGCCGCGTGTCATCGTCTTACGGAACTCAATCAACTCGTTTCCCATGTCGTGCTCCGTTTGAGTGTTGTTTGTTTTGATAAGTATACTGCAATAGTTGCATGATGTCAAGTCAAAAAAACCCCGGTCGTGGGAACGAGGCCGGGGTTTTAAGGGCTCTTGGAGCAACAACATCAAAGCTGCGTGCTCAGGGATTAAGCGCCGCAGTTGTTTTACTGTAGCACAAAAAACGAAACCCCGGAAGCCAAGGGGGGGGCTGCCCGGGGTTCGCTTGACAGGGCAATCGCTGAGGACTACCTTTGTCGGGTCTGGTGGTTCCTGCCCACAGACGGGAAGATTCTAACACACCCCGTCTGTAAGTCCAAACCAAACCAGCAACGCCCGTTAACGTCCGAGGCACGTAGTCTGCGCACCCCCCAGTTGGTGGCCCCTCAGAAAAGATTGGAACCCAAGCAGAGTGGATCACGGACCCCCCCCTGTCCGCCACGACCTGCATGACCTCCGGGTTATGCGTGGGAATGACAAGTACCTGCAGCCTCTAGCGATGCAGGGAAAGTGGGGGAGCTCTGCCCGATGGCTTTTTTGTTAAAGGAATACCGTATGCAGATATTGCACAGTACGGATTTCTTTGGTATGCTGCCAAGACGATGAAAGGCATTCAACTACGGGACTATCAGGCGCTGAACAAAGCCCAAATCAGGCAGGCGTTCACGCACCACAAAGCCGTGCTTTATCAAGCCGGGACCGGTTCCGGAAAGACCTACACCGCAACATCAATTATTCGTGATGCCGTAGCCAAGGGCAGTTACGTCTGGTTCTTTGCCCACAGGCGCGAGCTGATTGAGCAGACCCGGGATGCGCTGTATGACATGGGGGTCAACCCCGGTATCATCATGGCAGGCTATCGGTTGAATCAACACCTGCAGGTTCAGGTGTGCAGCATAGACACCGTGCGCGAGCGGCTGATCAAGAACGATAAGCTGGTCATCACGCACCGCCCCGACATGCTGATCATAGATGAGTGCCACAGAAGCCTGTCCAAGTCGTACCGGGATTTGTTCACCATGTTCCCGGAGACGTACCGGCTGGGACTGTCAGCCACACCGGTTCGCTCTGACGGGCTGGGGCTGGGGCATGCCTATGAAGCCATGGTGCGGGCCCCATCTGTCGCGGAATTGATTGAGGCTGGGTGGCTGGTTCAGCCGCGCTACTTCACTGGCGCTACCGCTGACATGGAAGGCGTCAGGACGCACAACCATGACTACGCCCGGGGCGAGGCAGAAGCCAGAATGAATCAGGCGGTGCTGCGAGGGGATGTGGTTGAGCAGTGGCTGCGGCACGGCGAGCGCAGGAAAACCATAGTTTTTGCAACCAGCGTCAAACACTCCATCGCTTTGATGGATGACTTTCTGGCCGCTGGTGTGCGGGCTTGCCACGTTGACGGCAAGACCTTGGCCAGCGAGCGCTCTGACATCATGCACTCATTCAGGACCACGGATGAGTACGAGGTGCTGACCAACTGCATGATTGCGACCGAGGGGGTGGACATCCCTGAGGTTGGTTGTGTGGTTATCGCCTGCCCGACCAAGATCATCAGCAAGTATCTGCAGATGGGTGGGCGGTGCCTGCGCCCCCACGTGCCCAGCGGCAAGAAGGATTGCATCATCATAGACCATGGTGGAAATATCGCTCGCCATGGTTTTCTGGAAGACCCCGTGGAATGGACTTTGGATGCGCAGGGGAACGTCAATGACAGGATCAAGGAAGAGCACGCGAAGCTGGTGCAAATCTTCACCTGTCAGGTGTGTGGTTGCAATTTCTCAGGCCGGGTCCGGTGCCCTGAATGCGGGACACGGTTGCAGGTGCAGGGGCAGCACGAACTGATCAGCACGGTGGAAGAGCTGATTGAGGTAACCCGTGGCGCTATAGGGCTGGCCGCTGCGGACAAACAGAAAACATACACCCATGACCAGAAGCGTAATTTTTATGCGCAGGTTAAGGGGTATGCAGGGGGGCTGAACCCCCGCAAGGTGACCTTCAAGGATGGCTGGGTAGCACATGCCTTCCGGGCCAAGTTTGGAGAGTGGCCAACAGGGATGGAGCACGTGGCTGGAGAGCCGCCTACTCCAATGGTAATGGCATTTATCCGCGCAAAGAACGCGGCTTACAACATCAGGAAGAAATTCAATGAAAGACGAGCATAACATCATTAAATTAACCGCTGGCAGGTGGCCAAACATCCTGCTGCATTTTGGGTTCCCGGAACACTTACTGAACCACAAGCACTGGCCATGTCCTATGTGTGGCGGGAAAGACCGGTTTCGCTTCATCAACGCGGAGGGTGACGGTCACTGGATATGCAATCAATGCGGGTCAGGCGATGGCATGGACCTGCTGATGGCGTTTTTGGGCTGTGACTTCAAAACCATGAGAGAAAAATTGTTGCCTGTGGTGATGGGTATTCATTACGAGCCCTTCAGGAGAGCGCCCACTGGGGCGAGCAGGGGTACAGCCATAACAAACAACGCCGATATATGGACAGGAGGGGGGCACACCCCTTATGACGCGATTATGTACGAGTACCTGCAGTTTCGCGGTCTTACCCACAATGAATTTGCCGGGGCTGACCTGAGGCTTCATCTAAACCTTGATTATTACGATGAGCAGGGCAAGCTTCAGGGGCACAGGCCGACTATGTTGGCCCGCATCTTTAATCGTGATGGAAAGTTGGCGTGCATTCACCGCACCTACCTTTTTTATGAGCGGCAACTAGCTCCAACTAGCAAGCCGAAAGATTTCACAACCGTTAAAAAGGTCACCACCCCGGGGCGGGAGTGGAGCGGTGGAGCTATTCGCCTGTTTGATTGTTCCGAGAGCAAGCATTTGATCGTTGCCGAGGGTATTGAGACAGCGCTGTCAGTGCGTGCCCGGATATACCGGGGGTCTGGGAAGCTGGTGCCGTGCTGGGTGGGGATCAACGCCAACAACATGGAGAAGATGGGCATACCAGAGCACATCACCAATGTGCTGATAGGCGCTGACAATGACCTGTCATACACGGGTCAGGCTGCTGCTTATAAGTTGGCCAACCGGTTGACTGTGCAGAACAAGAAAACGGTTTCGGTCTGGGTTCCGGAAAAGGCTGGCACCGACTTCAATGATGAACTGAGGTCAAAGGTTACTCCGCTGAGGGCCGTGTCATGACGGCGGCTTACCAGTTTGGGCTGGGTGAGAAGGGCCCATGGATGGACATGGGTGCGATGTCTGCGCAGGAGGCGCTTGAGCAGGGGCGGGCCATGTTTGCTGATCAGACGTTTATCTACGTGGCCAAGATGTCCCCTATCCCATCCAGCGAGCTGCTGCCAAACCCCGGTCAGTTTTGGGGCGACACAAGAGAGCGGGCATACGATTTGTATGGCAGCCCCGTGGTTGCCCAGCTTGAAGAGCTTGGCTGGGAGGGTATTTATGGGGCGATTGAGGATGCAGTTAAGGGGTATCTGGAGAAGTCTGGGGCCAGCATCCTAGTCCCCCGAATTGTGCGCAGGTATGGCCGGGAAGGCTACATTCAGCCCAAGGACTTTACCCCCAGCCTGAAGGAGCTGATGCGATGAACGTGCTGGATGAGTCAGTCTACGTTGCCTATCACGGCAAGGTGAAGCTCAAGGGCGCTGTGGACTCCCATAAACTTGGGATGCGGGTTCAGTTAGTGCTTGAGCGTGAGGAAGACTACAAGACGTTTAAGGATGTTTTCCGCAGGTCACGCAAAGGTAAGTCCGGGAGCGGTATATATCTGGCGTTTATTAAATCCCCGGGTGAGGAAGAGTGGTGGTCCAGCAATCTGGAGATGCGGTTCATGGGCTGGAGCATATCGTCATTCCTTGGGGCGGTTGTCACGTTCCAGTTTGACGATGACGAATACTGGAAGCGGTTCAGGCAGGGCATGGCGGTTGATCTGGGGTACGAGCTGGAGGCGCTAAAGCCCTATGAGCTGGTCCTTGTGCCTTTGAGTGATGAAGGTAAGCCCATTAACGTGGCGCAGCAGGCCAAGTTGGAGAGGGCTCGGCTAAAGTCTCTATGGCCCCCGGGAGGGCCGCAATCCAAGAGAGCCGCGATCCTGTGCAACGACATAGATTTCATCAATTGGCTTGGGATGCGCAAGCTGGTTGATCCAAAGACATGCACCCCTGCCGATGTGGCGGAGTGGATGAGGAAGGAGTGCGGGATAGACAGCCGCGCTCAGCTGGACCATGACGAAGACGCCTTGGTCCGTTTTGAAGAGAAGATAGCTAAACCATTTATGCGACATTTTGCAGGAGAAAGGCCATGAGTAACGTGAGGAGGTTAAGGATAAATTGGACCGGAGAGCAGGTAATCCGGGCGTTCAAGATGCGCGGTGAGGGGCGGGGGTTCAAAGACATCGCCACAGCCATGGGGTGCAGTGATCACTACCTGCGTGCCGTCATTCAACAGAAGGGCAAGGCGGGGGATGTGTACCCCCAGACGGACATCCCGACTGAGGTATACAAGCGGGCTATGGAGGTGTCGCGTGCTTCGCGCAAGAAGCACCACAAGCACACTACCAAGGTAGTCAAGCCGCAGAAGCGGGCCAACGGCGTGGGGGCCAGCATTGCCATTGGGGAGTTTGCCGCCAAGTGCCGGGAGCTGGTGGAAACGGAGAAGCAGGCGCTGAAGTATTTCAATAAAGAGACCTTGGACATGGTGAAATTATCCATAAGCGAAAGCGCATAAGTTGCAGAGTCGTGGTAGCATGAAACACAAGGATCATTGGAAGCATGTTCGTGAGATGGGGTGTATTGTTTGCTGCGGAGACGCGCAAATTCATCACTGCCATGGAGGCTCAATGAACGAGTGGCTGGGGAAAGAACGAGCCCCGGGCATGGCGCAGAGGCAGAACCATTTTCTGGTGATACCTCTGTGCCATCTCCACCACACGGGTGATCATGGGATTGACTCAGGGATGGGTGTGGTGAGATGGGAAATGGAGTTCGGAGAGCAATGGGGCCACCTTATGATGGTGGGTGTGTGGGTGGTGGAGCAACGCATCTCATTGCACGACCACTGGAGCTACGACATCTGGAGCTTAGCGGGGCTTCCCAATCCCGCTGGGATGACTTCTTCCGAATATCGGGAGAATCTGAGAAACACAACATCAACGGAGAAAGGCAATGAGTGACCTGAACAAAGTAATGCTGATAGGGCGGCTGGGCAAAGACCCGGACATGAAGTACACGACAAGCGGCAGCGCGGTAGCCAACATCAGTTTGGCTACGTCCGAGAAGTGGAAAGACAAGGAGACGGGCCAAGGAAAGGAAAAGACCGAGTGGCACCGGGTTGTTTTCTTCAAGCGCTTGGCTGAAGTTGTCGGTGAGTATACGAAGAAGGGAGACCTGATATTTGTTGAGGGCAAGCTGCAGACTCGCAAGTGGCAGGACAAGGATGGGCAGGACCGATACAGCACCGAAATCGTGGGCGATAAGATGCAGATGCTGGGCAGCAAATCCAGCGGCCAAAAGACAGTTGAAGCTGAGACCGCTCAAAACGGGAAGATGAGTGAGGGTGCGTCAAACGGCTTCGATGATGATGACATCCCATTCTAATGGCTAACAAGGTCATCAAGAAGGTCAGCCTGAAGGCTCTTCTTGGTGACAAGGAGGGCAAAGCGAATGCAGACCTGTACAAGGATGAGCCGGAAAAGAGGCAGACGCATCTCAAGCATAGAGCGCCACGGCACCGGATGATCACCCCTCTGGGTGGCCAGTACACCCAGAGCCTTTCAGGTGACATTGAGAAAGACCTGAAGTATTACGAGCTGGCCCGGGAGTTTATCAACAACGGGTTACGGCAAACCAAAGCCTATGCAGCGGTGTTTGGCTGCACTTTGCAGGCTGCCAGAGGCAAGGCGCAAACCGTGTTCCAGTCCACATGGATGCGAGCGCTGTGCCTGAGGATGCTACAGGGCGAGGACGGCGATCTGGCTGAAGTGCCGAAGACCTACGCCATCCAGCGATGGATTGAGCAGATTGAGACCAATGTGCTGGATTACATTGCCAACGATGGCACGTGGCTGAATGTGGAAGAGCTGAGGTCTTTGCCGTTGTTCGCACAGCAGCAGATAAGGAAGCTGTCGCTGCGCAACACCATCACCCCCATGGAGCAGGTGTTGCCGGATGGTGAGGTGCGGCGGTTTGAGGTGCGCGACCAACACGTGATGATAGAGCTGTACGACAAGCAGAAAGCCTTGGAGCATCTGGCTAAGGCGATGGGCTGGATAGCCGCGCAGCAGGGGGACACCAACCTAATGTTCATCAGTCCGGACATGATGACACAAGCATATAAACGCATGAGAGAAAGGAGTGAGGACATTGAGGGCCAAGGAGTTGTCACGAAAATTACCGCAGATTGATGCGGGGATGCGGTTTAATCCGGAGGCTGAGTTTGCCGCCAAGCTGATCACAGATTTGCAGAGGTTCTTTTCTGTAGACCAAATCGCATACCATACCGGCATGTCACCACGCACAATCTTCTACATCAAGCGCAACGGGGTGCCCGGGTATCCAGCCCAGCTGGCGCTGGAGATTCTGGCCCAGAGGATTCTGATAAGGGATGCGTAGCTCTACCCGGCCAGTATTCAGAAGCGCCGATGATGCGCAGCTGTTTGCTGACGAGCTTATGTCTTTTGCCGACTACCCATACGAGTGGGTGTTGGCCTGTTACCCATGGCTTGAGTCTGATGGCCCGCTGGCTGGCTATGATGGCCCGGACGAGTGGCAATCGGACGTATTGAAGACCCTTGGGGAGCAGGTGCGCTCAGGCGAAATGAACATACGAATGGCAGTGAGCAGCGGCCACGGCATTGGCAAGACCGCACTGGTTGCATGGATTATTCATTGGTACATCTCCACCCACCCTAACCCCCAGCTGGTCGCCACAGCCAACACAGGCACCCAGCTGACCAACAAGACATGGCGCGAGCTGGCCAAGTGGCAGGGTATGGCCCGTAATGGGTTCATGTTCCAGTGGACAGCCACCAGCTATCGTTACATAGGGCAGGAGTCCACGTGGTTCGCGTCAGCCACCAAGTGGTCAGCCCACAACTCTGAAGCCTTTGCCGGAACCCACGAAGAACACACCATGATGATCTTCGATGAGGCGTCAGGCATTGACGACATCATCTGGGAAGTGGCGGGAGGCGCGTTTCAACCGCAGGGCGGTATCTGGCTGGCCTTCGGCAACAACACCAAGAACGCGGGGCGCTTTTACGAGATTACGTTTGGCCGGATGCGCAAGCGGTGGCTCACCAAGATCATTGATTCCCGTAGCGCCAAGATGCGCAATGACGAGCTTATTCAGGAATGGTTGGAAGACTGGGGTGAGGATTCCGATTACTTCAGGGTGCGTGTCCGGGGCCTGCCACCCAAGCAGGGACCGCTGCAGTTCATCAGCAGCGAGGTGGTTCACGCAGCCGTAATGCGGACGATCAATGCCAACGAGACCTCCCAGCGGTTGCCCCTGCTGATGGGGTTTGACGTGGCCCGGCAGGGTAATGACGCCAGCGCTGTGCTCATGCGGCACGGGCGCAAGCTGGTTGCCATGAGGGATGGGGAGCATATCAAGCGCTTCCGGGAGCGGGACATCACGCAGCTGTGCCTGAGGGTGTCTATGCTGATCTACGAGAACCGCCCGGACATGGTGTTCGTGGACGGCACCGGCATTGGGGCCGGGGCAGTGGATTACCTGAGAGCTCTGGGCCACGACAACATCATTGAGGTGCAGGGCGGATCAGAGCCTTCGGACAAGAAGGTGTTCCTGAACAAGCGCATTGAGATGTGGGACAGGATGAGGCAGTGGCTGGACGGGGCCGACATCCCGGACGATGGGCAGCTGATCACTGACCTGACTACACCTGAGTTTGGATTCCAGCAGAAGACTCAGCTGATGAAGCTGGAGTCAAAGGAAGACATGAAGAAGCGGGGGGCCAGTTCGCCGGATGCTGGGGACGCTCTGGCAATGACGTTCTACCATATTGTCCCCAGCAAATCCGACTTTGCCAATCAGAGCAGTTATGAGCCTGATGAGGTCTGAGCCCTGCCTGAGGTAACGGTGCAGCGCACCCGGGCCCGCAGGTAGGGGCAGTCCGTCAAGCGCCTTTCCGAGTGGCTCATAGAGTCCACCCACTTGCCATGGTGGACCACGATCCAGTGCCCGGTGATGCACACAGCCACCGGTTGGTGGTCAACCAATTCCTTATTGCTTCGCAGCCACCCGCTCAGGGTCTGGCACTTGTGGGCCCAGCGGTCATAGATCACCCTGATTGGCCGCTTGCCATCAAAGGCGGCAAACGCATGGGCCATCTCTATGTAGGAAACAGCCTTGATGTACTTGCGCAGGGTCAGCGCCTTCAGCTTCTTCGTGGCCTCAATCGTGCCGATCCCGAAGATAGCCGACAGGGCACCAACGCCACACCAGCAGTGGTTCTTTGAATCATGTGTTACTTGCAGCCTTTTCATGTGTTTCTCCCTGTTACTGGCACCCAGTGCCAGCCGTTGTATGGTTCCATCATCCTCTCTACCACCAGACCCGTCGCTGGCACTGGTCCTATCACCCCGCACCAGAACACCGGGTCACTGCCTTGCTGCCTTCCGGCCTTGGTCAGGAAGTGATCCGTCTCCGTGGAGATGTTTGCCTTATGGAAGAAACAAATTACCCGGCCCAGAAACCGTACCCTGCCCGACCCGGAAACCGTACCGGGGAAAAATCCTCCGACCCGGAATCTGGGCGCAGTCAAAACCCTTCCGCACCGAGAACGGGTGCGGAGACCTTATTCCCTGTGCCCGAAATCCGTACACATTATAAGTTACCAATGGATACAGTCCGATGTGGCTTGGTATTTGCCACAGCTTGCCCAGTACGATGAGGTTTCCCAATTCCAAATACCCTTCATGATGTTGCCTCCAACAGTATGTTTTTTGCGCCCTTGGTGATTGTCACCTTGGTTCCCAAGCTGGTCCGCCGCAGGAATGCTTTGGCCAGCTTCTCCTGTGTGTAGCCAGTGATGGGCCTGAAGTTCAGACGCTCACTGCTGCGTACCTTTCTTACTACGATCCGGGAACCGTCACGTACCACGATCTGGTTCCACTTGATTCCTTCCTTTGCGATGGCTGGCCTGAAGCCGCCATCAATAAACGTCACACCGAATAACATTTTGCTTCTCCCTGTTTGTTTGATGTTGTCAGCGGAGTATAACACAAGCGGAATCCAGTGTCAACAACTTGCTTTAGGGGCGCATTGGTGTATAGTATGCCTACATGTCTGGGAAAAAGAAAGCGAAAATAAATGTTGACAGCCTGCAACAATTGCAGTAAAGTACGCTCAAATAGTGATTTAACAGGGAGAACGAAATGACCAAGAAAGACTACATCAAGATGGCTAGTATGCTGAACATGGCCCGCAGGGCAATCTTCAACAGACCAATCAATGCCTCTGAAATGGTGGACCTGATAGAAGGCGATATGGTCCGCATGTTCATGGAGGATAGCCCGAGATTTGACGGCAAGAAGTTCAGGTTGGCAGCCAGTGAATCGGCACCGGTGGGGCAGTTTTGCAAAGTCAGATTCAAAAGCGGAAATAGAGCCACTGCCGGTCTGGTGTTTAATGCAAACGCAGTGAGACGGATAGGGCAGCAACCACCACTATCAGTAGGAGAGATTTCTTGTTACTTCCCAGCTTGGGAAGCAATGAAGATGAAGACGCTGGAGATTTCCCCGGTGTTCAATAGTTGGAACGAAGCGTTTTACTTTGAATTCACATCCTGCCAGCGGGGCTTGCAATTACGCAGACTTCACAAAGGAGCGACAACATGAAAAATGCAAAACTGGTACTGCACTGCGGTGCAACAGAAGTGGCCCGGACTGACCTGAGCAACATCGTCATGCCGGAAGCAACAGAGACGTACATGCCGATTGGGCACGCACCGTTTCTGGATATGGTTCAGGACAAGATAGGCGACATTGGGTTCGCGTTTGGTCCTGAGGCACACAGCCTGACCAAGGAAGGCAAGCGGTACTTCGGACTGGTCCAGCTGGTGGCTGGTACAGAGGCCGACAGCGATGAGTTTGCCTTGGTGATGGGCGTCCGCAACAGCGTGGACAAATCATTCCCGGCATCCATTATCTTCGGATCGTCCGTGTTTGTGTGTGACAACTTGGCTTTTTCGGGGGAAATCAAAATTACCCGTAAGCACACCAAGCACATCTGGCGCGACCTGCCGGGGCTGATTGGTTCCGCAGTAAGCCAGACCAAGCTGATGGCTGACAATCAGGAGCGCCGGTTTGAGGCGTATCGTGAGACCAAGCTGAATGACTGGGTAGCCGACCACCTGATTATGGACATGTACCGGAACGGAGCGTTGAATACGCAGCGTATTGGCCCGGTATCGGAACAGTGGTACGAGCCAGCGTTTGACCATGGCCCGCGCACCATCTGGCGGTTGTTCAATGCCTGCACGCAGGTGCTGAAGGAGTCGTCATTGATTGAGCTGCCCAACCGCACCATGTTGATTCAGGCAGTGCTGGACACCTACAGCAAGTTCGTCCCCAAGAGGGCCCAGCTGGAACTGCCCATTGAAGGCGAGGCAGTGCGGGTAAACTAATACCAAGCACAGCGAGGATATGTGTTTCCGTCCCCCCGACACGGTGCAAAAAGGGGGGCAAGAATTACAGCCAAGTGGTGGAATTGGCAGACACACCGGCCTAAGAAGCCGGAGCCCTCTGGGCAGTGCGGGTTCAAGTCCCGCCTTGGCTACCACTTAGTTCGTGGAGGTGAATGATGATCATTGAGTACACACACTTCAAGTCAGACCCAAAGTGTTCTGGCAGGGCCATAGTATGTGCCGCTTATGAGTGCTTGTGCTGTCATCAGCTGCACCTGAAAGCCTTGTCAGAGTATTCGGTAATGCCGTGGATTTGCGCGGCGCTGAAGCTGAAGCAAATGGACAGTGACCCGGTGCCATTATGTGGCCGGGAAGCTGATATAAATGTTGCGGAAAAGGCGGAAAACGTATACACTGGAATCAAGGTATAAAAAGAGGAAACAGAATGAAATTTCCAGCAGTAGCACGGTACAACCCGAGCCCGGAATACATCCGTGGGCTGTTCGTGGCGCTCAAGAAGCTGGGGCGCTCGCGGGTCAGTGTTTGCAAGCAGATTGGCGTTAAGGAGCGCACCATGGGTGACTACCTGAACCCGAATCTGCAAACGGTTGTTGATTACCCAACCCAGTTCGCTATTGAGGCGGTGCTGGCGTGGGAGCAAAAGGCCATGGTCGGAGACTGGGTAAAA